GCTAAGGGAGAATCTAATCAAAGAGCAGCATAAACGCTGCGACGATTGCCGCATGTCGTCATTTGATCGCAGCAGGGAGAATAGATACCGCTACAACTTCAGGATGAACTATGAACTATATAGAACAACAGCTAGCGATTAGCTTTATCAAGGCGGGGCTAACACCCCGGCGCTTAGAGCAGACAGAGAAACGAAACGTCAACCGGATGGCTGAGATGGCTGGCTTTACAGGAGACCAGCTAAGAACAATCTTTGAGCGCTGGGATATTGAAGGCGCTAAGAAGAAAGCACGTGCACTTAAGAAGGAGGCAGTATGAGAGTATTAGTTTTGCTGTTAATGTGTGGTGCCGCAAATGCCAGCGTTAGCTGTTACACGTACGGCACTATCACTAGCTGTGGCGATAAAGTATCAATATACAAATTCGACAACATGACTCAAATCGTTACGCCAAAGGGATCAGCCACTGTATACCAATACGACACGGGCAGCACAATCATTTTGCCAGAAAGCTCTGCTCCCACGTCCTACCGGGAGCAGTCGTCTGACATTCCCTTGACGACACCCTTGCAAGACTTATCTGGATCAGATTGATATCTTTGCGCACCTCATTCATTTCTTTTGCTCTCAGATCGAGGCTTTTTTCCAAAGCCTCGATCTGATAAACCTGCTCACGTTGCGTTACGTACATAGTAATCGCAATACCAACGGCCACCATGATGGCTTTGACTAACTCGCTCATCCCTTAAATATCACACCAATGAGGCCAGCAACCGCTGTGCCTGTTACTACAATCTGCTCCATAAGAGCAGGTTTGATAGCAATGCCCATAGACGTAACCAGCATCGTGATACCACGCCACGTAGACGGCTGTTTAAGCTGATTGATTACCCAATGCATAATGTACTCCTACGGATAGTGTTTACGATTCAACTCTATATGTGGACCATCCCGAAAGCTCTTCCAATCCCCGCCCCAAACAATCGGTACACCTAGCTCAGATGCTGCTTTCTTAAAAGCATCGGCTATCCTTGTATACAACGGAAAATCCCAGCTAACAACACCGTTAGATAAGGCTACAAAGTCAATCGCGTGTCCAGTGATATGACGGGAACGCATAGTTCTGCTAGCACCTTTCTTCACTAGATACGCTTGACGCTCTCTAGTGCGTAATCCTTCGGTGATCCTGAAGTCAATGGGAGTCAATTCAATGGCTTTTTTGACCACCTTGACTAGATCAGGATGTACACCCGTAAGGCGCTGCAATGATTTCTCGCTCAATGTGTATGTCATGTTAGTACCCCAGAGCCAGATAAGTCAGTTTGAGGTTGTATGTGCCAGCAGGGACTGCAGCCCTACAAATAATATCATAATTAAACCCGTTTACTGTGACATTGTGGACGGATAACATCGGGCTATATTGACCAATACTCACACTAAAATCACCCAGCGTAGCCAGCACTTGAAAACACGCTGTTGGAAACGCGCTAGAAAATGCGTCAGTATAACTTAGGAATACAGTAGAGCCCGTCGAGACGAAGGTAATATCTTTAACCTCACGGTAGAAACGAAATCCATTGGCAGAAGTAATAAATCCAGCACTAGGTGAGACAGATGTTCCAAACGTGTTATTAGCGTTAGTCCATGCTGGGTTAGAGTTAATTGTAAGCGCGCCGGACACAGTAAGATCACCGTCAATGACAGCATCATCACCTACTGTAAGGTCGTCAGTAATAACCACATCTTCAAAACGATCAGGAGAGGATGCGGGGGTGACGAAAGAATACTCGACTAGCGATATACCCGAATCAATTAAGCCGGTTACGGTCACTGTAGTGACGTTCAAGGCAAACGATGAACTAATAACGCTGTGGACAGATACACCACCAGAATCAGTAATGCGTAGCTTCCTATTGGGGATAAATATAGACCGATAGTCACCTGTTACAGTAAAGCTAGTGGTCGATAAGAAAGTCGGCGCAGCAGGGAATGGTACCCAGTCTTCAGGTGCATCACTGCTAGTAATGCCCGTGATATTGTCATGCTCAGTGATAACAACACCGTGAGTCTGGCCATAAATCGGTCTACCCTCCAGCACAATGCGGTAAGGATCACCCGTCTTTAGCCAGATAGTTCCAGCGCAAGCACCCCGCGCATTCAGGACAATGGGATTAGGCCACGGGACTGTACCGGCTGAATCAGAGTAGGAAATAGACAGGGTGCTGGTTCCTGCCTCATAAAACCAAAGCAAGCCACCCGCTAAAAACTCGTTGTTATCAGTAAGCTGCGGCTCTTGAAAGACTGGGCAAAGTGAGGTCATGTTAGTATCCTGTAGCAAATGAAGCACCCGTAGCCGATGCTGGTTGACGTAAAGCTGATAATCCCCGTACTGCGGCCTGTCTAGCAGGTCCCGGTTGTTTCAGAGCTTGTTGAACCAAGAAATCCTGAACGGCTGGGGAATAGGCGCCTTGAGCACCAAAGTAAAAAGCAGCAGCCTTCGGTAAGCCACCTACACCAGCAGCAAACAAATCACCTAAACCCAATCTGCCAGCAGTACCGGAATCAGGGTATTTGTTACCTAGCACCTCTTGCGCTGCTCTCCCCCATTCCTGCATAGGCATGGTGCCTTGAGCAAAGCCAGTCCTATCGCGGCCACGTAATGATTGCAATAGCTGTGCCGGGGTCATGAGTTCATTAGCAACAGATGACGTGGTGGCCTGTTCAATGCGCTTCAACTTGAAGTATGCAGAATCCGCATTCCTAAGCGCTGTTGCATAGTCTGGATTCTGACCCTCCATCATCAAGTGCATTTGACGCTGTGCCTCTTGAATCGCTTGCCCGATTCTGCGCTCGTCAGCAATGCTAGACTTAGTGTAATTCTCCGCTAGATTGGTTAGTTCCGAATCAATTTCTTTGATAGTCACACCGTCTACACGCTGTCCCGGCTTGAATCGGCTTTCTACCGTGTTTTTAAGAATGTTATCAATCTGTTTTGCGTAAGAACCACGCAACGTCCCGGCTAAATCACGAATACCCTGTAAGCCAGCCTGTAACTCGGGAGTCATTTCGCCGGACGTATTTTCAACCAGCCTCCCGTATGCTTCCTTAACAGCACTCTTTACCTGCTGGAATCCAGTGGTCCCCGGCTGGATATCACCGACCTCAATACGCTGCATGGGGGATACAGGTGCTTGACCGGGGGCACTTGGTAAACCAGATGCAACAGCATCAATGTCCCGGTTTAGATCGTCCACGACCTTCTTGAGCGTCGCTGTGTTGAATGTTTCCATTCCCCGGCGATGTGCTTTCGTAATAGCGGCACCAACTAGCGGGACAGACTCCAGCTTTTCCTCGGCGGTCTTCACTGCGCCACCGATAGCTTGTGCGGCTGTTGGCCGTACACCTTCCTTAAACAATTCAGCAACCCCCTTCTGAGCCACAGGACCGCGCATTATCTTACCCAGCCCCCCTATTAGCCCCTCACCCACGTATGAGCCTAGAGCAGCCTCTCCTGCGCTTCTAAGCCTATCTTCTGGGCTAATGGTTGCAGCAGTACCGGCTGCTGTAGCCGCACGTCCTAGCATTGTGGCCGGACCAAGCCCGGCACCCGCCATATAAGCAGGCGCTTCAGCGGCTATGCGCCCCACGGTAGCTGGCCAGCCCGCCTCTGACTGATAGCGCTTCATGGCCTCGATTTCCGCGATATCAGCCGGTTCAAGCTCAGACACTAAGCCTTTGATACCTTTCCCCATGCCGCGTAAACCGATAGCAGCACCTTTAGCAAGCTGCTCATACCAAGGATCAGAGCGGGCGCTAGAGATATCTATACCGACCTCAAGTTGTTTTGGCTTATATTCTGGAGCGGGCTTGGGTGCGCCAGCCTTTAGGCCAGACATATCCCGCTCACCTATGCTGGGCGGTCGTAGTTTAGCCAGCTCTTGAGCCAGTATTCTCGCGCCGGAAGTGTCCCCGGCTGATTCAGCGGCCTTAATTGCGTTAAGTAATTCTCTTTGTGTAGCCATTATCGTTTAATGTTATATCTCTGATACACGCTATTGACTTCATCTTCATCCGGCTCATTGTATGAGGCATCAATATCATCATCTTCTGCTGCGTTCAATCCCTTAGCTAGTTCAGGGCTTTTCATTAGAGACTTACGCAGTATCCGGTTGAACATCTCTAATTGCCGTTTGCGGGTCTTGGCTGGGGTCGATGCGTCAGCGATATTACCGGCTGCTTCTGCCATTTGACGTTGCTCAAAATCTGATACAGCACCGACCCCTACTAATGATTTGGTGATCTGCTTCATCTGGGCGGCTACGACCTCAAGCTGTTTACTAGCATTGAGCGCTTCAGTAGATACGCCAGCCATTTCACCTAACAGCTTACCTTTGCTGATTGCTTCAATCTGACCCGACATGGATTGATCAATCAGCTTGTTCAGTTCCGGTACTTTAGGCAAAGAGGACAGCACCTCAGCTTTTTGCTTGCGTGTTTCAGCCTGTGCAACCTGTGCCTTAGCTTCTTCCTGTGCTTTAGTCTCTGCGGCCTTTTCCTCAACCACCATCTGTTGACGCTGTTCAGGCGTGACAAAGCCACCACGTCGCGGCATACTCTGCTTGATAGCATCAGCCAACATAGCGCCTAAACGCTCTTTTTCTGGACCCTGCGCCTGTTGGTACATGGTACGCAGATTATCAATGTCAGCAGCCCCCATAGGCGCTTGCTGCATACCTTGCATTGCATCAGGTCCAACTACTTCAAACGGAGCAGCTTGTGGTCCCATAATGGGAGGCTGTCTCATGGGTCCTTGTGGAGTCATCTGTACTCCACCATAATACTGCTCGGCTGATGGTGCTGGTGGTAACTGACGCTTATACTGCTCACGTCCCATTTCAAGCTGTGATCCATATCCCATCTCACCCATCTTTTGCTGTGATTCAAGATGCTGAGATCGGTATCCATGCCCTGACGCGGCTCGCAAAGCCGCGTCAGGAGTCAGAGCGTTCATGTCAAACTGTACATCAGGGGTCAAGCCTTGTTGTTCCAGCTGTTGCAAAGCCTGTCCAGTAGACATACGGAATTTATTCAGCGCCTGTCCTTCCGGCATACCAGCCTGAATATCCATGTAATACTGATCACCATAAGGGCCAATCGCATTAGCAAAGGCTTTACCCTTTTCCATCTGCATCTCTTGGCCGATCTTGCCGGTACGCATCCCTGACTCACGAATCTGTGCTTGTTTAGCCAGATTCTCAAGCTGGGCCTGCTGTAGCTTAATCGCCATGTCTGGGCTATATTGCCCGACAGAAGCGATGTCAGGCATACCCTGAGACTGTGCAAACAGTTCACGCAGCCTTTGAGTATTCTCATAATCCTCAAAGGTTTTACGCGCCTCTAACCGCTTCAGGTCCATCTCCATCGGCATCATTTGGGCTTGAGAGATGTTCTTGTAATAATCGAGCGCATTCGGCTGGTTCTGAAACTGCTGCTGTGCTTGAAGAAATTCCGCTAAACTAGCCATACATTAAACTCCTGCCGCCCTTCTTGCGCGTAAATCATCATTCATCGAGTATGGAGCAGATGATCCACCGCCATATTGACCATAGATAGACATACCCGCCCCAAGTAATCCTTGAATGCCCTGATTGATAGCCCCAGCTTGTCCGTAAGCGTTAGCAGAGCGAGCGTCTCCATAGCCCTGCATGGCCTGATTCTGTTCACCTGCAATACCAGCGCCAATCCGACCTAAATCAAGCGCCATGTTTACACCAGATTGGCCTAACGCCTGAGCAGCCCCAGCACCTCTGTTAGCCATGTTGCCGTACAAGCCAGCAGCACCTGATACTAAACCAGCTTGTTGTGCGTTCTGAGCTTGATTCTGAGCAAAGGCAGACTGATAGGCTTGCTGTGCTCTCTGCCAAGCATTTTGGAAGCCTGTAGCGGCCTGTTTCTGTGCATAGTTACCAGCAGCCCGTTGTTGAGCACCGGATAACAAACCACCTCTAGCAGCCGCTGTTTGAGCCAATGCTTGTTGTCCCTGTTGTAGCTCAAACTGATAACCAGGCGTAGCTTGCAATTCAGCCAGATTACGCACCATCGGCGTATACAACGGAGACTGCTCATACTCTGCCATGCCGTATGGTTTCATCCATGCTGGCAGGTTCTGAGCATACATATCAGCCATGGCGCGTTCACGCTTTGCGCCATACGCACCCTGTTTCATGTAGGGCTGCATGGACTGATTGTACTGATTGTAGTATTGCTGGGCTTGCGTCTGCGTCAATCCATACATTTCACGCAAGTTTCTAAGCTGCATTTCTGCAATTTCTTTCTGCGCTTTTGTGGCCTTGCTACTCGCAGACGCACCCATCCCAGCCGATACACCAGACCCTACAGCGCCGATTGCTGCGCCAGCAAGAGCTACACCAGTCATGATTTATTCTCCAACAAAGTTACACGCTGCAAATACTGTTGATAAGTATCTGCGAAAATCTCTTGTTCCACGTCTTCTACATTGTCTTTATCGGTAGAATGAACGGTTAACCATTCAACATCATCATGACAGTAAATAGCCCTGACAGTACCGGCATCAGTCACCCAGACACCGGGCGCAGTGACGCTAGACTTGTTGCCGTGATGATCAAAAACTGTGCATGTACCGCGCAAAGCAACGGAGACGTGTTGTGACATGTGGGTTTTAGTCACCACAGTTGTACCGGCTGGGCAGTAGATTCTGCGACCATACAAGCCCTTAGCAAAATGATGATCTAGCGGAGGATCAACCTCTTTCATGCTACCGTCTGCGAAACGATCTTCCATAGCGCCCTTGAGAGCGTATATTTGTTGGATTGCTGGGCTGGTTATGTCTTGCATTATATTTGTTGAGCGGTAATGATGACGCTGGGTGTAGCTGGGCGAATCGGTGCAACGTCTGAGGGAAGCGTTTCTATTGAAACAGTTGTGCTATCTGTACACCACATAATCTGAACATACTGATTGTTTGCTGTTGTGGACACGATGAAGTTAAGCGCTGTAATCAGGTGTCCGTTGATAGACCCATGCTTGCTCGGGACAGTAAATCGGCTGTTGCTGTTATCAATGTTGGCTCCATTAAAGCGAAACCAGATATCCACCTCATGCTCGGCTGAAGCAGTATTGACGAACTGAAAGCTAAACTGAATGTTATAGGTACCGGGGTACAGAAACGTGATCTTGTTGCTGTCTGCTAGCGTGATACCGTTTGATTCTGCTGTATTATTACATCTTACAGCATAAGCGACTGTTGGGCTTGTGGCTGCTTGATCGGTAGTATCATAGAAAGACCCATAAGCCCCCACAGCACTACTCACCCACTGAGAGCCGTTCCAGACGACTAATTGGTTCAGGGTACTATCCCAGTAGCGTTGACCTATCCAAAGCTGACTGGTGGGCCTCTCAGACGTGCTCCCGGCCATTGTTAACGTCTTGATAACGTACTCTAAACGACTAAACCATTGCGACCACACAGACGCTAGCTTACCGCTAGCCTCTGTGATGATTGATTGGAACGGCGCGTTGGGGAAGTTCATTTGCGTAGCAAACCAGACAAGCTCATATTGTTTCTGGTGACAATTTCAGGAATGTTTTCATCATACACAACATAGTTCTGTGTGCCTTTACCAGCCAGTCTTGAGCTTTGATCTAAATATCTCATGCCAGGAATACCGATTGAGCTTAGGTATTGGCTGGCCTGTGCAGGAGAGTTAAATTTAGCAGCCAAATGTTCATACAATTGTTGACCTGTAATCGGTGACATTTCTGACCGCATAGGAGACGCTTTGCCTTGTGCTGCAAACCGTTCTTGTAAGCTCTTACGGATACCAGAGCGCTTGTTAAACACGTCTTCATACTCTTGCTTGAGCAGGTCTTGAATGTTTTGTGTTTGCTGTTGATATGGCGCATCCCACACCATAAAATGTTCTGGACTCAATGGGTCAGAGGCTTCTTTTGCTGCGCTAGGCCATTTCAGCTCCGTGTTATATAAATAGCCTTGTGCTGGAGTTAATCCACCTTTTGCTTGAATATCTAAAAGAATAGATAAATCGTTTTTAGCAAGCCCAGCAACAGGCGAATCACTTGAGGCAATTTCTTTTGCTTTATTGATTGCTCCCTCTAAATTTCCTTTATTAGTAAGCGATCTTACATTTAAGTGCTGTAGCGATGATGGATCAAAAACATTACCAGCAACATTAAACACGTCTCCTGCTAATTGCTTTTTATATTCTTGAGCTACAGGACTATCAAAACCCTCACCAAAATACAGCCCATGCGAATACGCTTGCGCTCCTTCACCTGTGCCGATCTTGCTGGTTTGAAATTTATCAAACGCATGAGGTGATCCGTGTGAAGCACGAATCATTCCTCCAAGACCGCCCATAGGCACTAGCCCAGCAGCGCCTAATGCACCTAACCCTGCTTCACCCCATTTCCCTTCTGTAGCGGCTTGTAATCCCTCTACCCCTGATAACACCTCACCTATGCCGGGAATAGCGCTTACAGCGCCTTTCAGAGCCTCTCCGCGAGTCATGGGAGCATCCATCCCATATTGGGCATAAAGGTTGCCGGGGTCATGCGGTTGACCCAAGTAATCTCGCGCCATTCCAGATAGACCGCCTGTAGCAGCTAACGCAGCACCAGCAGAGGCTAGTGGATGTGATGCTAGAAGATCAGCCTCATGCTTGCGCCAAGGATTGAATGCAGCAAAGCGAGAACGTAATGATTCGGGTTTAAATGTAGCGTAATGGGTTGCTGGCCTACCTGAAAAATACACGTCATCGGCAAGGTTTTGTAATACCGCTTCACTTGCCCCCGATGATTTTGCTTTATTTAAGTATTGATTAATCTCTGACTGTACGTCTGTAAATTCAGCACCACCTAAATCTTTAGTAAGTTTTTTGGGTCCTAATTGAACTAATGGCATAATATTCTGTCCAGCTAATGGCTCTTTTGCCATTGCCGCTTCATATTCTTCTGCTTGACGAATATAATCGTCATATAAGTCCCAATCGCCTTTTTTTTCTGCTTTTTCAGCTAAAGCAAGTAATTTTTTAATAGGCACGTCCCTTGCGGCATATTCAGCATATCCTCTAGCTGTATTTGGATCGCTAACTGTCCAAAATGCCTTTTTTGCGCTTTCAGCGCCCGTGCTAGAACCAAACAATTTAGGATCAATGTTGCGTATATCATGGGCAGTTCCATGATACACGTCAATTCCACCCATTGCTTTTGCGCGATCCATCGCTGTATTAGATAACGGAAGGTTTAACCCCCCCTCAGTTTCAGGCAAAGAAGCAACCAATCTAGCAATATAATGCTGTTGCTCGGGGATAAGATTTTTCAACAGTTCTGCAAGTGTTGCCATTACTTCGCCGCCTGTGCAATGTAAGCCGCTGCTCCGATGATAACGACCTTTATCGGGTCAGTAATACGGAACTTGAACACATAAGACCGAGAGACACCTAACCGTCTCCATTCTGCTCTGCGGAGGTACTGACCGATTGCACCCATCCTGATCCACATTTCTGTTCCGTAGGTATAACCACCATCACGGCTGACCTGTAGCATAATCTGAGGATTGGTTCGCTCTCTGATAACAGTGCTATCAGATTCAAGGAGAATGATAGCATTATCCTCTGTTAGCAGCGCTTGATCGAAGTTAGTAGCGAGCGCGTCTTGAGATGATTGATACTCGGATAGGGGTAGACCTACACCCTGCTCCATATCGAGCCGTAGGCGGTAGATGTGAAGTCTGTTGAACGTGCTGGTAGAGAATGTGTGTGGTGTAATCAGCTCTCTAACAATAGTATCGCCAGCATCAGTATAAATGTTAGCGTCCAGTTTATACAGTTTACCAGTTCGATAATCACTAACTACAATCTCATTCTTGAACTGCGCTCCCCATTGAGCGTAGTGACGGCCACCATTGGATGATAGTTCGGACCATGCCTGAGTGCTTGCATCATATAGCCATGTCTTCCCCTCAGTCTGGAAGCTAATCTGATAGAACTCATGCCCGTTTTGACGATACCCAAACGCAACAGCATCGCCGGGATTCTGATACTGGCTAAAGAGGTAATCTAAATCCGGGGTAGAAACGACAGTAGGGGCGTAATTCTGTACGCTGAAAACCGATAAGCTGCCACGGCGGGTGCGACCAAGATAGAAAAGCATCCCACCACAGCGAGCCATAGACCAGCGAGCAACAACACCGACGTCGGTCGGTGATCCTGATATCCTTGCGAACGGGAACGGAAAGCCGCCATTATTTTGCCAATACTCTTGTGAAATAGTGCCTAAAAGAACGATATTGCCGTTATCGACTGTAACCGCCTCAAGGTTGTCAGTGTACGCCTCTTTGCTAGCATACTGTAAGGGGTCCCAGTAGAGCCCATCGTAATTACCCGATAGCCAGAATTGTTTGGTGCCAGTTACGTTGACGACAAAATAACTGTCAATGAACGCTACGGTATTAGCAACAGGAAAATCAATACCAGTGTAAGCATTAGTAATTTTGCGGAAGGTGTTAACGACTCGAATGTCACCCGTAGCCGCACCTGATACGGCAGTGTAAAAGGTCCATGTATTAGCCGGTACACACGTACCGATACCTGTGGTGGTGGTATTGGTTGCAGTAAAGACCGTACCGTAAGCGGTTGAATCAGCACCCAATCCCACCCAGTTAGCTGTACCGGGGACCGTGATGACGTACTCAGTACCGATAACGAGGGCATTAGTCCCAATGACAAATGGAGGATTGAAGACAATGTAAGCACCGGATGGGATGTTAGCATCACCCTCGATGTTTACAATCTCATTCTCCTTGCGAGTGTGTAGCGTCTCAGTAACCGTGACTAGCGTACCTGTGCGGCTGTATGCAAGGTCGCCTGTTGTCGGAGTGTAGATGTAACCAGTTACCCCATCCACAATCATTAGCTGCAAGCCGTTGTCGGCCATACTGACGTTGCCAGCCGTTGTCTCTAGCGTTCCTCGCTCGATATAGCTGCCATCACCACGGACCTCAAGCAATTGGTCATAAGCAACGATAAACAGGGTGTTGATTGCTTCAAACCACCACATGCCCCTAGCTGGCTGATTACCGAAATCAACAAAAGGAGAGAGTCCCGGCGTACCGTAAGCGACAAGATCGGATTTATCATTATCGCGCCTGACCTCCATGTAAAGGTTAAGCCGTTTTTGTGCTGAAATAGCCTTGGACCGGCCTGAGATGCCCGGTCCAAGTATTGCGAGTTCAGTGGTTGTTGGCATTATCTTCCAGTGCTATCCGAGTAAATATTATAGCGCAAGAACCTACTTGACATTAGCGCGGTATCAGTTTGCAAGGTAACTGTACGCTGGTTCATTCTCTTAATAATGCGTAACGCATTTTGCCCCATAGCGATTACGTCTGGGCGCAAGTCGAATTGATACTCCATTGCCAGCGCAACAGCAAGGTTATAAACCAATGCAGCCCAATAACCCGGAGGTAACTCAATATAACACGTCGGATCAGTAATCAGCGGTAATGGGGTCCATGAGGTCAGCGTAATCAGTGCTGGGCCTTGTGTAGACGGGTCGTTAGGTGCGTACAGCGGGTAGATGTACACCTCACCAATAGGGAACGACGGCTGATAGTAAAGATAGCCGGGAAAGTTAGTGCTGAGTGTTTTCAGCCTGATAGCGTTATAGTCATCATAGTTGAGCACCTGCATGGGGTAATCAACAGGAATGCTCCCATTGTTTAGCGTCAGATAAGCATCAATGATTCTAATAGGCCTAATGGTATTCCATGTCCCACCTAGGCCGATTGTGTACGGGTTCTGGTTAGCGTTTAGCTGAAAGGCTTCACGCTTGACCTGATACAGCATCAGTTCCTCGACGCCCCACTGATCCAGCATTCTGTTCAGTGATTGGATGCCGTCAGCGAGTTCCGCTGCGGTCAGGTCAGTATCAACGGCGGACACCTGAATTAACCGCATAGCAGCCCGTACAAGGTCCAAACCCGTGTATAGCTGGCCGACATTACTGGTTGACGATGGGAGGATGCCTACGGGGTTAGCAGCCGCCCATGCAGACGTATTATTCTGCCATAGCGTGTCGGCCATTTCCCAGACGGTGCCGGGAAGGTCCTTGATATTGTATATCCACGCATTCTGGCAAAGATTGCCGCCACCGATAACGATATCGTAGCTTATGGAGTTATCGACTACATAAAACGCGATGTTGTTATCGACTACAGCCGCTGGTTGCGGTATCTCAGTAGTACACGCAGCGTCAGAATAGATCGTGGTCAGTGTCTTGGTATTCTCGATGAATACCTGATAGACACAAGACCCTAGCTGGCTACCGGGAGGGGTCAGCAGGTCAATGGTGTAATACTTAGCCATTGTTAGCATTCTCCAGTGCTTCAACCTTTGCTGATAGCTCTTTAATGGCTGCAACCAGTAGCGGGATGACGGATTGATAGCTCAACAACAAAGTTTTATCTTCATCATGGTCTTCAAATACTGCCTGCGGTAACACTTGTTGCACGTCTTGGGCAATCAGCATAGGTATATTTACCTGTTTTGAGTCATTATTCATGTACCCGATGACGCTGCGCAAGCCAGACACCTTTGCAGTTGCATTCTCAATGTCAGAAACTATGGTTTTAACTCGTTCATCAGAATAGTTCACCCACCCTGATGCTGGACTAGTCCGTTGTATTTTTTGACCTGCAAACGCGCTGCCGTCCCAGTATGTGGCCAAAAAATCATGGTTTGTGTCGGGTCCAAAATCCCATCTATCAGCGTTCGCAAACGTGATGGCTGTGCTGCCTACCGTTCCGGTTGTTGCGCCTGAGAATACGAAATCTTGTTGCTTGTTTGTTGTTCCAAAATAGACGTGGAATCTAGCCGATCTTCCCCCTGAATAAAATCCAGTCCAAACAGTATAATTGCCAGTCCCGTTTGTTTCGTTGTATCTAGTCCATGCGCCACTCTGAACGCGATATATTCCGTTTTGCGATGACGTTATTTGGTTTTTAACCAAAACAATCCCATTGACCCCAAGCGCAACCCCATCAATAGTTTGCACACCCGATAGGGTAATGTTTGCCGTTGTTGCTGCTTGACACGGTACGCTTCTGTTTTGGTAAGCGGGATGAATAGCCGCGCACATGGTAAAAGTCGGAATCTGCTTGGTTCCAAGCATAAACCGACCATTATTGGGGTTTACAAATGCAATAACTTGATTGGGGTCAGTCGATGGTGGCACTGTGCGCTGTGGCGCAAAATCACTAGGATTGACTATAAAATGCCCGTCTGTGGCATTAGCTGTATTGATCTGGTAGTTGGCAAATGATCTACTTCTTGTCCATATATTGTAGGTCATGCAAATTTTTGCATCAGTGTCCATGTTTTCAACAATGGACGTGGTAAACCCACCTGAGCTAAACCCTGATCCAGTCGTTCCTGAAAACCTGATCTCCCCTAAATCGTCCCCATCAATGGTTCGAGTAAAGTTTTCCCCTTTTATAGTGGAACGACTTTTACCAAATGTCAAAAATGAACAACTAGCGTCATTTGAATATTGTATTAAGCCTAAATTGCCGCCAACATCACCGGCTTTCCCCGCAAGCTGACAAGAAATATACTGGAAAACATCATTAGCAACCGGGGCTGTAAGCCCTTGCAAAATGGCATTATTCGTATATGTATTTGTACCGCTTAAAGTCCATCCTGTAGAGGCTGCGGTTGGTGCTTGCCAAGTCCCATCAGCACGCAGGAAGTTAGTGGTTGAGCCTGTGGTGTTAATCGTAGCAATATTGCCTAATCCCAAGGATGCTCGGCCTGTTGCAGCGACTAAATTAGTGGCTCCACCATCCCATTGCAATCTCTGAGTAAAAGCAGCATCCCATTCAGCCTGTTTTGCTGTTGTTGGGATAGAGTATCCAGCGGTATATGTCAGGGCTAATGTACCTGCTCCCGTAATAGGAGAGCCAGACACGGTTAAGCCAATAGGTGCAGATAATCCCACTGAGGTGACTGTACCAGTTCCAGTCCCCACACCAATAGCCGCTCTAAAGTCAGGAGCGCTTAACGCTGAAACAGTATTATCGGCGTTGAATCTTGGGAAAGTAATTGCGGCCTGATTCGGGATGGTAAAGAGATTGCCGCCCAAAATCGTGCTGCCCAGATTAAACCTAGCTTGTGCCGCATTATTAGCGCCGGTCCCACCAGAGGCTACCGGCAGGTTCCCAGAAATTAAAGTGTCTCCGGTGGGATTGGTATAGATAGCCGCATTCCCGAGATACGTGACATTGTTTCCCGTTCCTCCGCGAATTACAGGCAACACACCGTCCACCATGTCGGTTGCAAGAGCCACGCGCCCCCACGCGGGAGTTGGGCCACTAAGCAGTACCCTGTTATTTGTCGCTAATGGGTTGATCTGTCCTATATTGGTCGGTGTTGACGCATACAGGAGGCTTCCCGCCGTGTATGGAGAGCTTGTACCGTACCCTGTGCCGCCTTGTGTGGCTGGAAGAATAATACCGGATGCCAGTCCAATAGCTCTACCGCCAATGTCAATATTCCAAGGGGTAACACTGGTTACATTTGAGCCGTCACGCGCAGCAGCGCCAATCGAGTTATAAGAAACGGTTACGTCAGTTAGCCCGCGCCATGACCCACCGGGGCTTATACCAGTGCCACTCGCGCTAAAGGACAGCGTATTAGGGGTTCCAGACTCAATACTTATATTGGCTGATCCATTAAACGCCACGCCGTTAATGGTTCGAGCGGTTGCTAAGACCGTGGCTGATCCGGCATTCCCTGTACAGGTAGCTGCGGTTGTCGCGTTCTGTACCGTAGTAGCACCAATAGCCCCGACTATATCGGCGGCTGTGGCCGTCGATATAGCACTGGTACCATTACCCTTGAGGATGCCTGTAATCGTGCTTACGCCTATGCCGCCATTCGAGACAGTGACAGGGGTTGCAAGTGAGAATTGAGAGCCTATGAGATTCAGACCTGTACCGGCAGTATATGACGCGGACGCACCAAATAGCGCGAATCTTATCTCATCTACGCCTAACACACCGCTAGAAGGGATTGTAGCCGCCCATGTGCTATTAGCGTTGACGGTACCGTTGGTGATGAATACCGTTGCGCCGTACAGTTCGCTCCATGTGTCAGCGTCGGCTGTTCTGGTCCACGGACCACCAGAAACGGCCAAGTAGATGCCGTTAGTTGCAGGTGCGCCCTGCTCTTTGACTAGCACTCGATCAAGGTTGTTAAGCGCCACACCGTCAACCGTTTGTAGGCCGGAAAGGGTGATGTTAGCCGTTGTAGCCGCTCGACACGCCGTCTTGATCTTCAGGCCTGTAGCAGCCGCGTCCACATAGTCCTTGTTAGCGCCATCAGTGCCTATGGCGGGGGGTGCAACATTAAGAATGCGGTTAGAGCCTAAATTCAGTGCGCCGGTCATGGCGATACTGCCATCCGCTGCAACAGCACCCACGTCACCCGCTGTTAGAGTGTCCCAGATAGGCGCTAGAGCGCCCTGAGAGCGCAGATATTGCCCATTCAGGCCATTGGTGACATAGCTGGTAGTATTAACGCCTGACTGATACAGGAGGTTGCCAGCTACCCCGCCTAAGACAGCGTTAGCAGTACCGGCTGTCCCAGCAGCCGGGACTGAATTGCTCCAAAAAGGAGCAGATAGGCCACCAGAGACTAGTACCTGTCCAGGAGTACCAGCAGGTACAAAAGAGGTGCTATTGAGATCAGCCTGATATGGAAGCTGACCTAAGCCACCGCCGCCGATGTTGGTCGCCTGTGCCGCAAATGAGGAAAATGGGATAGTATTGACCCATGTCGGCGGGAGAGTACCGTTAGAAGACAGTACATAACCAACAGGGCCAGCCGTAGTAAACGCCGTGTTATTAGAGGATGACTGATAAGGGATGGTACCAGCAGCTCCCCCGTATAGGTTATTAGCTGATTCTGATACTAGACCCGTGATACTGGCTGCTGTAAAGCTCAGGGATAACCCGGATTCGTTACCATCACCATCCAGCACTTTCTTCAGGTCAGCGCTTAGCCCCCCATCAATCTGTAATAGGTTGCTGTATGTTTGGTTCTGATATAACGGACCGAGATTAGCCATAATACTTACTCTGAAAAATAATTAAGCGTCAACAGGCTCAACAGGAGGAACTAGGTTAGCCCCATCGTCACGAGCCATCGCCCTGTTAATGTAGTCTGAGAATAGCGCTTCATGCACCGTCGCTACCGGGATCGTTTCGCCGGTCAGTTCCAAGGTTTCTGGATCGCGCAGTTCGATGATGCCTTCGGGGTCTACCGTGTAATTGATACTGCCCAGCATCTGGCGTATCTGCCCGTCATTGAGGTTGATAACGCTCTCCTCGTTGTAGCAAACAGACGGCGGTCCACCCAGCGTGTTTGCAATCGTGATCTGCCATGCTCGTTGCCAAGAAGTGCCTGAGACGGTTTGTTCTTTGTAATCGGCCATTAGTTAATCCTCCTGATGTTTGGGTTTGTTTTTGACACGGGTCGTTACACCGTTTTTTCTTTGCTCCACGTAACCACCCGGTTTGATTGAGATTTTGTTCAGCGTCTCTGGCTTGGTCAGATCAACCTTTTTACCGTCGATGGTAAGCATCAGTTAATACTATGCTGTATTGCTCTAGGAACTGATAACAGTTATTTTGCATTGCCCGTACTGTCCCCCGCTACTGAATGTCAAAGTAATCGTATTTGAAGACCCAGATGCAGTAACAGTAACACCAGAGGTTGTTGCAGAAGCAACGCTAGAAAACGCCCATGTAGAGTTGCCATTTCGCAGTCCTATAATAAAATAGGAACTAGCAGCCCCCGGTGCGGAGCTTGTGCAAATTTGCATTTGTACACTTAATGTGGCCCCGGAAGAAACTACAAGCGTTGGAAAAACTGTAGCTAAATTGATAGTTGTAGAAGATACATTAGACCATATTACGGAATTATCGCCTGCATTGGCCCCAGACCATGAAACTTTTTGTCCCGGTGTTCCAGTATACCCAACCAACAAATCCCCCGCCGCTGTCAGGGTCATCTTGGGGTCGCCGAAACTTCCTGATCCGTTAATTAAACTCCCTGCTGTGCCGGAGGGGGCGGTGAACCATCGGTGTTGGCCGCTGACCTGTTCGGTTTGGCTTGCAAAATTATTGGATGTATAAATCCAGTTTGATCCATTAAAAAAAGCGTTTGCCGTGTGATTAAGCACATGGGTCGTGCTTGCTACATAAGCATTGCCTTTAAGCTGGAAAACATTGCTTACACCACTCCAAGCACTCGGCGTAACTCCCAGTCCGAGGTTGCCGGAGGAGTCAACACGCAAAAATTCAGTGGAATTGCCGCCGTTGGAAAGCACAAAACCATCTGTTGTGCTGCTTGGTGTGCGAATTTGATAACCCGTTCCGTTGCTGTTGTTGCCGGCAACAGCGAGCGCAGCAAACCAAACCCGAGCACGTCCATCGAACGATGTGGATAAATCCAACTTATAAGCAGGAGAACTCGTCCCAATCCCCACGTTGCCAGACGCATCCTTGTAAATCTGGTTAGTGCCGATGGCGATAACGCCCGTACCGCCCGTGAGCGTGCCGGTATAGCCAAGATTAGTGAAGTTACCCGCCGCAGGGGATGAGCCGCCGATAGCCGGAGGCGAGGCGAGGTAGTTACTAAAACCCGTACCGGAGACGGTAGAGCTTGCTGACAGCGTAGTGAATGATCCAGATGCACCACTAATGGCACCGCCCGTAATAGATACACTGTTAGCGTTCTGCGTTGCGAGAGTTCCTAACTCTAGGCTAGTGCGACCAGTCGCCGCAACCAGTCCAGTCGCACCGCCATCCCACTTTAGCCGATCAGCATAGGCTGTATCCCAGTTAGCTTGGGAGGCATTGGTGGGGAGAGAGTAACCAGACGTGTATGTGATCGCTAGGGTTCCAGACGTGGTAATAGGGGAACCGCTCACTGTGAGTCCAGTAGGTGCTGTTAATGCAACGTCCGTGACGGTACCGGATGAGATAACGGTATCCAGCGCCCATGAGTTAACGCCGGTTTTCTTCAAAAATCCGCTAGTGCCGGTTAATCCTGCAATCGCAGCCAAGTCTAAGTCATACGCTTGTACGGATGACCCTATGTCCGTTGTTACCAGCAGTGTTTTAGAGGCTGGAATGGTTGTGCCATTAAGCGTGGTTGCACTCGATGACGTAAGAGACGTGAACGCACCGCTTTGCGCTGTGGTTGAGCCAATCACCACATTGTCCATTGTGCCTAGGCCCACAGGAGCTACCGTCATACCACCACCGGGAAGCATGTTTATGCGTCCTGAACCAGTAGGGGATAGAGTGATATTTTTGCTGGCAGGTGATGCAGTCAGTGATCCGCTGATTACTACGTCAACAAAATCAGCGTCATTTGGCGTATCTGAGCCGATATAATCAGGGGCTTTTAATACTTCGTTTACAAGCAAGTCAGGGGTGACTTTTTGAGTCACCCCTGTATGCACGATAGGCAAAACATCAACATTTGCACTTACAGCAGTTGCTGATGGTAACTGGGAAATCTTGATGTTTGCCATAACGGTTTACTCGTCTTCAGATGCAACAGCAGGAGCAGGAATCTGCGGGGACGCTTCCTGCTGGATCGCGTTAATCAGGGGTGCAACCTGTTCAAACGGCTGTTTACCGAGGTAGGTCAGGACAGCGTTTACAACATTGATTGACAGCTCAATTTTCTCAGGCATTGTTATTGCTCCATTAGGATAAGAATTTCAACTTATACAGCGTGGTCTGATATAGCCCCACGATCTCATCGACGATATTCTGAATAGATGATTCATCACTCAGATTTTTTCTATTTTTCTCGATCCACGCTAAATGTGATCTCAAAATAGAATCAACACTGCCATTGGCAGTATTCTTTATTTGGGGAATGGTAATCAGCTTCCCCTCACAGCCTTGATAAGCCTCGGCTATCTTGTCTGCAAACTCTATGATAGCGGGATAAAACTCACCGAGAGCCATGTGTTGCGCATAGGATTTCGTTTTCAGATGTTCCCTATGCGTGATATCCCTTGCCATGAACAACAAGGCGATAAACTCACCCATGTAGCACCCATCCACGTGATAACATCCTGTCTCGCTCTGTAACGCTGTGTACGCGCATTAACCGTTTAGAAGGACGTGAGCTAGGGTCTAATAGCAAAAATGCCTCAGGAGCGCTTTTAGGAGCTTCTAACGGCATTTCTGATGTAAATTCTTGAGCTTGTGGCTCCATGTCTTCAGGTCTCACTTTGCGTGGTCTACCCATAACATTCGCTTATAGAAATGGGGGGCTTGTGGCCCCCCATTACGTGCTGATCAGCTAGAGAGCGGAATAGCGCCTGCGTTCATCGGATCGTTGACACCGAAAGTGGTGACACTGGATGCGACAGGGAACGGACGTGTTACGCGCACTAGATAGGTGCTGTTACTAGGGGTAAGAGCACCTGCTGACGGATTGTTGATAACAATCGTAACCGTATTAGCAGCAGATACATAAGCGGCTACTGCATAAGCAGCCACGCCTGTAGCGCCACTAACGCTAACGTGATCACCAGCCGCTACACCCCTTACAGTGGAAGTAAATGCGGTAGAAGCACCAGCAGCAATAGATGCTGGGGTAATGGTGGCGGTTACAACAGCTTCGCCACGTGTAAGTGACTCAGCTACAATATTTGGACCAGGATTAGACATGATTTTCTCCTATTAACCCGTGATGCGGCAAGCCAGTTCAGGATAGATGGTTGACCATCCATAAAGAATATCCAACCGGCAAGGCAGCTGATCACTGTTAATGTCGTACTGACGAACCAGACGAATTGACAGACCATCAGCAGATGAACGACCAGCCATATCTACACCCTGCGGCAATAGAAGGTCAGCAGTACCCAGAGCAAAAGCATCTTTGTGGAATGCGATAGCGTTCGGGTAGCTTGCACCATCAGAGCCAGAGATAACGCTAGCATTCGCTGCTGGGATAGCGCCGCTGGTGCTGGTTACGTTCTGGAACTGGCCAGAGAATACCGGGGTCGGGAAGATGCTGATATTCTGAGCAGAGCCAGTACCGGTAACGGCATCGGTGATAACAAAGTTAGCCAGAGAGCCAGTAGACTGACGATTCTGGGGATTCACTGCAAATACACCGGGAATGGTGAATACAGTGCCAGCAGTCAGGGTCCTACCGTTAGTGATGGTAGCAGACAGAGTGAACGCGGTTTGTGCGTTGTTCTGTACAGTGCCACCAGCCTGTGATGCAACAGCCATCGTGCTAGTGCCAACCACGAAGGAACCAGAGGTGAAGTTACCTACGTTCTGATCCATTGCGAAGTTGAAGCCCAATGTGTTGTCACCCAGAGCGCCTTTCTTGAAGATTTCAGAGATAGTGCCTTGCGGGTTAAACAAATTAGTCAAACCAGACACGATACCCACTTCAACAGTCGGATCGACAACAATGTGGCGCTGCTCATCAACGGGTGCCGCCATTTGGTTAAGACGTGCACGTGCAGCCAAAATAGCAGCAGTTGCTTCAGCTTGGGTGGTAGCACCGTCAGTCAGCTGACCGGGAGTACCGACCATATTAAAGACATTTGCATACTGCTGAAGACCATCAAAATCGATCTTGTTGGCAATAGTTGCAACAGCGGGTTTGATGAAACGATCCGCAAAATCGGAAATGTTCATCGTCAAATCTTGAGTAGTGAAAGCCATGTCCACACCAAACTGGGTTTCCAGTGTCAGCGGTACATAGGTTTCGACGGAAGATTCGATTTGCAGTGCGGGGCCGGTACGACCAACATAGCGCGGGGGTTTGCGCAAGTTGATAGTAGTACCGATTTTAGCGCCTTCGATGGCAAACTTGTTGTCATACTGGCGGGAAACAGCACGTGTGAATACCAGTTGATTCTGCAAAATACGCAGAGCTTCATTGGTAATCATGCTAATAGTAAGCAGATTATTTTGAGCCATGATTGGCGTCCTCCAAAAGAAAAAAATAAAAGTGAATAGCCTTTTATTTCGTTCAGACGGGAGCCAATCCCTCGAATTGTCTGACTTTGCCGCAATGATTCACGGCTAAATGAATCACTGGTGATGGCTTTATATCACAAAATCAAAAAGGGCGCTAGTGTTTCATAGCGCCTTAGAGGTAGAGCAATAAACACACCTCCTTGTGGGAGGCGGTTTACATTAACATAGCCTACCGCTTATATCTGGCTTGACGTGCCGCCATGTCCTCAGCATTACGCGCTGCAATGTACTCTTCTGTACTCATTTGGGAGTAGTCTTTAGCATTCCCCGGCGTGTTTCCTACCACAGAGATAGGCTTGATCGGCGTGGGCGTGTTGCTAATCTTGCGTGGTGCGCGGTTGATTATCTCGGCCAGCCTCATTCCAGCCTGTATGGGGTGCATGTTCGCTATTTCATACGCAACATCGAGGTTTTTTCCAAGTGTATACGCGATTTCAGGTCCATTATCCAAGCCCAGCAGCGCTTGTCGAATGGTCTGATTCTGCGCGAGCATAGGATCAGACGTAATTTGTTCAATCACCCCGTCATAATCGCTGTATCTGGCTCTCGCAGCGGCCTCTGCCGTCTCCAGCTTACGCTGTTGCTCGGCTAAAGCCTGACGCTGCATGGTTTCCTGTTGCTCTTGCTTAACAGCCTCGATAGCCTCCATCTTGGCTGATTCGCGTGTGTACGCCATCATGTCCCGCATATAGCGGGGATCGAACTCTCCGCCCACATAATCATCAGCGTTTGGTGCAACAGGGCCTTGGACCGCCTGTGGTGCGTTATTTTGCGAGAATTGGCGCAATAGATGCTCTTGTTGCTCCAAAACCTTTTCAAGCCTCTCGGCCTGTCTGCGGGCCTCATGCTTGTCTCGCGTTAGCTCGTCGATCCTGCGCTTATACCAAGGGTCTTTTTCGGCCTTAGGCTCAGGAACTTCCTCACCTTCCGGTTGTCCAGCGTCCTCCACTTCCACCGGGTTTTCATCGGTGAGTTCGGCAGGTACATTGTCAACAATTGCTTCTGCTGTGCTTTCGATAATGTCATCGCTCATATATGCCTCTTACTGTTGTTGTTCTGGCTTCTGTGCGCCCGTTAGCGCGGCGGTATCTGGTTTCCGTGTCATTGCCCCGGGTCCACGTGTAGCGCCTTGTGGTGCGCCTTGTGGTGGCTCTGGTGGGGCTTGCATAGCGGATTGCATGGCCTGTTGCTCTAACTGCTCGAATTGAGCGTCTTCCTCCGCGAATGTGGGGGTAGTTTGACCCAGCATCTTAATCAGATTGGCCTGAATTAGCTGCTCCAATCCTGTGGTTTGCGTCATCAGTCCGGCCTCTGCTTGCATTCGCTTAGTCTGACTATCAAACCATTCACGTTCCTTGTCTTGGATGGCCAGTATCCGCTCATCACGCAAATACTGGAGTTCCTGACTCATTTGCTCCATTTGGCTAGCCATCTGATCCATCATGCGCTGAGCCTGAATAACGCTAGGATCAACCTTTTCTCCTTGTGCTGTTGGCTGTAATTCAGGTGGTAACAGCATTTTCAAACGCTTGGAGATTTCCTCTGCTCCAGGCCAGTCCATGTTCTTCATCATCAGGTCCCCGACGGTCTGGAATAGCTGCGGGTTAGACTCTGTGAGGGCTAGCATCATATTAGCCGCTTCATCGCGCTTTGTAGCGTAGCTAGGACCAGCATCACACACCACGTCATACTCGCCTAGACTGAGATTATAGATACTATCTATCTCAGGATTATCAGTGCCCGTTGAGGCCTGCTGTTGATTAGGGTCAATCTGTACCTCACGTGGAGTACCGTCCTCACCCAATATGCGCAGGACTCTAGCTCTGTCATAAACCTTGGGGGTCATGTCAAGAACGATTCTACCGACCTGCCGAATGGAGCGATTCAGGTTATCTTGATAATGGAAGTTGCCGACTTCGGACTGCTTCTGGCGTAGCAACAAAGCGCGTCCCGAGGTTTCGTTAGACTCACCACCTAAGCTGGGCTGATAGATGCCCATTGACTGCATGATGTCATTCTCTGCGAGTTGCAGAGCTTGCATGATGGCTGGGCTAGCCTGCGGGGGCATGGCGCGTTGTGGGGGGCCTACAGGTGTACCAGCAATGCTAACGGGATCATACTCAAGATAGGCGAGAGACTCTTTATTAGCGCGTCCCCAATTGGGATCACTCTCAAACTGTCCAGCAACCCCGACAAAAGGCGCTTTGGGCGCTAGCGCTACATTCTCTGCATTGGCTGAAAGATAGTAGTTGTAGAGCCTCTGAGCGTCCTTAGCATTGCGTACAAGGCCGGAGCGGTAACACTTACCTTGCAGCCACACCTCATGTCCAACAACGGGCACAATGGGAATGTATTTAGTAGGCACCTCGGTCTGTTCCAGCACCTTATCACCAATGCACTTAGCCCACATGCACCGCTTGACGAATGTGGAGCGCGTCTGGCCTGATTCTGGGTCTTGTATCTCTGCTGGCTCATGATCTATCCAGTAATATTCCGCAATGCGTACACTGTCCTTTGTGTACCAGCCCTGCATATCACCATTGCCAGCCGCATCGAAGTTAGTCTCGTCTACGTCTGGATATAAGCGCCTAAACTCATCTTTCGGTATCTCTTCAGCTATGATCGCCCAGCAAGCGTCTGAGCCATCTGGTGACTTGCTATGCGGGTCATAATAGACCTTGAACGGATCAGGAATGCGGTCGATATATATTTCTTGATCGAAGCTAGTATCACTGGACCAATCGTTACGGACTCGGATATAACCAAGGCCAGTGTCAACCTGCCACTCTACGGCTGTGTCATACGCGATGGCTGCATTACTATTATCCTGTATGTGATGAACCAGCCCCATCAAGACTTCTGCTGTTTCTTGGTCAGCGCCGCTAGACGCTGGCCGAATGCGAATGCTTGGGGTATTCTGCCGGATTTCATTGACGACACGATCACGGAACTGCAATAGCCGATTGACTACTAGCATGGGCCGCTCTTTACCGGGGCGATTACGGTCATATTTCGCGTATTCGGCCCACTGGTCCCCTAGTCTGGCAAACCTAATATCATCAAGCATCTCTTGACGATTGACAGACGAAAACTCAGACGCTAAGTTAAATCGCTCTCTGATTTCCTTGAGCAATTTTTGCTCTGCGTCGTTTTGATCCGTGTCGCCAATGCTATCAAGATTGCCTTTAAAATTATCCATACTGAATCCTGTAGGGTTGATATTTAATCTCTGCTGCTCTATCACACCATCCACGTACCCGGGCCAGCGTCCGGATGACGTTTGCGCTGGATATTATCATTGCGCATAGAATCTATGGCGGTGGCTAGATACCTGAATGCGTCAGCACCGTGACTATATTCATCATGTAACGGGCTAGTCGGTTGGTTTGTTGTAGCATTGATCGAGCGTCTATAACGCTTTAGGCACTCCTGTAATCGTGCTGTTTTCTCTTTGTCCATCCATACACGCGGGAATAGTAACCTACTCAAGCGTATACCATGCTCTACATCACCAATCGGAATCACCTCAACAGACCATCCTAGCTGAGTCATAATCTCTGCGGCTGATTTACCTGTACGATAGTCCTTGCTGACAGCATCATGCGGTAAGTATACCTTACCCCAGTTATAGGGGCGCTGTTTTAGTGTGTTGCTGTACCAATCGAGCGTCTGATGCGTTTCCTCGATATAGTCAATGATGCGGGCTTCTGATCCAGACTTTTGCACCATGATAATAGTCATTGCGTCATTCCATCCCAAGTCAAACACGCAATGAGTCTTCAGGACTGGATCATGTGATACGCGAGTAATTCTATGGTCATCAATCAATGCTTGGTACTCGTCAGCATAGATAGCCCCGTCAACGACTGTTTTAGGCTTACCTTCCCATATATTGTCATAGTCCTTGGGGTTATGAGCCTTACAGTGTAAACGCTCTTTGTCGAGGACCTCAGGGAACCAGGGATTATCTGACCAGTTGATCTTGAGCAGCAATGAATCGTCCGGTTTGTTGACGACAAACCGGACGTAAGTATCATCTGTATCAAGGTCTGGATTCATGCTAACCCAGATTTCAGAGTCAGGCTTACGGATAGTGGGGATCAAGATATCCCAAGACTTTTTAGAGACTGTCTGTGCTTCTTCGATCCAGCATCTATCACAGCCTTCAAAGGACTTGATAGATTCAACAGTGTGGGTTGCTAGGCCAGCAAAGGAGAAGGTTGTACCGTTCAATCCTCTTATTTCAGATTCTGTGACTGTGTAGAAGTAACCAAGCTCTAATGCTTGTATCTGATCGACTAAGAGAGTGTGAACGGATTGCTTGATAGACTTCTGTACCTCACGTGCACAAAGGACGCGCATTGTATGCTCTGCACCTTGGATCAACAGAGCGCGTGCGAAAGCCCACGATTTACCTGATCCTCGTCCACCATAAGCTATCTTGTACCTATAAGGGTCGAATACACCCTTTAGCTTGGGGGGAAAATTAACGATTGTTTCTAGGCTAGTCAATGATCACCAGCATTCGTGCTAATAAAACTATGTTTTTATTGCAAGCATCGCAACACGATCCTTTTGTCTTAATGGGCCAAGGATTATTTAATGCTGGAACTGCTTCGCAGAAACAGCATCCCCCACAAATCAATGCCTTAATCCAATGCGTAAATCGGTGTAATCTGTTAGTCGCCAAACTTCACCTTAACAGCGTGTTGAATCGGTCCACCATCTGAGCCAGTGATCTGTTTCTTCTCTACATAAATACCGGAGGCTTTGCCTCTTAATTCTTCCGCTTTAATAGCCGCTGCCACTTGCCCGTTGTCTAAAGCTATCTGAGCAAGCTCTTTTAGTCGCTCCATGTGCGATTCTAGCGTAATCATAGCTTTCTCCGCTATCGGTTTCCTCAATTCACCAACCCTTGTGCGAACATGGGGCCTTGCCATGATCTTAGAAGCCTCTTGATTGACTGTCTCAGGCTTTGTTGTTGGCCTTACTTTAACAGCGATTCGATAGGCATCAGAATAGTTCATTCCTGACGCAACGGCCACAGCAAACGCTTCCTCTTTAGGTGTAAGTGAATTCAATGCCGTATCAAAGCTCTATGTCTACTTTGCTATCTTCACTCATTATAATCCTCTTCTACTTGATCAGCCATCATCCATAGCTGCAACGCTAAATTTCGTGCGGCTTTAACGCTCATCAAATGAGCAGTTACTGATTTATCACTAGTTAATTGCAGCATAACACGCTCTTTTGAATTTGCTTCGCCTGGATTATCAATGTGAAATCCCACGCTACATGAAAGTTCACTCATCATCAGACCTCTCTAACCATTGATCGCAACTATGATCCGCTGAA